TTAAAATCTCTTTTAACAAGATGGCTGAAGCGACTCGAATAATGCTCAAAAGCTACCTTCGCCCGGCAACGGGCGAATTATGACTTCACAATCTGAATAATACTAAAAGCATATGCTTTGCATATGCCTTATTAATATTGTTATCAAGAACTGATAGTTCGTGTTGAGTGTAACGAAAACACAGATGAACGTTAGTTCATCTTATAATAACTAAATACATTATACAGCTGGAACACTTGTGGATGAAATTAACTGAACTACTTGACGAAAAAGATAATGTATTAAATGAAAAGTTTGATCTAGAATCTATTATGAACAGAGGCTTGTTCACTCCTGGTGCAGGTGAACTATCTGGTGGCAAACATGTATTCTTTATGCCTGATGGAAGAAGTTACATTGAAATGCCTGATTCAAATACTGCAAAATCTTATCAAGCAGCAATGGAATCAATGCAGGCTAGAGGTGCAAGTTCTGATGCTATTCAACGTGCATTAACATCTGGTAATTATCCTGAAGGTGTTAGAGTAAATGCTACTGCAAGTAATCCAATAACTACAAACGGTGACATAAAAGCGCCTACTAGATTTCAAAGAGGAAATCTAAAAGTTGACATAAAAGAAACTATTGCTAGAAAAAGTAAACCTGGAAGACTTCTAGCTACGCTTCAAAATCAAAGATGGTTTAGACTGCTTGGTAGAGTTGCAATAGCAGCAGGACTAGTATTTGCTTCTTTTTATGGTGTATTAAATGCAATCGAAGATGTTGAACAAGATATTGACAACGGAACTATAGATCAAGATGAAGGTGCTGAAATTGTAAATGTTCTTAAAGCACAACTTGCTTTGTGTTTAATCATGTCTTTAATGGTTATCTTTAGGAATGGTGCTTTACTTGGTAAACTAATATCATACATTAGACCTATTATTAGATTAATTGCAGCTGGTGCAACGGTAAGTGTTGTAGGTACCATACCGGGTATCATTGCGCTGTTAGCAAATGAAGTTGCTTGGGGTTTGGTTATCTATGCACTAAGTTCACCTACCGTACAACGATATGCTGCCGAATTCATTGCTGGCTCATTATTAGGACCTGTTATAGCAGAAGCTGGAAAATATGCAGGTACAGCAATGCAGTTCTTAAACCAAGCTAGTGAAGAAATGCTTGGTGTTAGCATTAGAGACGGTGACTTGTTTGGTTTCGATCAAACTGAAAGAGGTGGTAGAGAAGGCGAATACTATGCAAGTGCTGAATGGGCAAAGCTATTATTCCAAGACATGTTATTTCCTCCAGCACAGAAATCAATGTTAGTTCCTTATATTACACCTGCAAGACGTGAAGGACTATTAGAAGAAGCGTTTGGATTAACCAATCCTACACAAAACCAACAACCGCCAACAACTCAACCTGATGCAACAGATCCTAATGCAACAGATACTGATGCAACAAGTTCTAATTCAGATGCAGTATCAAGGAAAGCAGATATTGAACGCAGTTTACAAAATACAGACTATTATAATAATCCTAGTTACACAAGGGCACAACCTGTTAGTGGACCACGTTAAAGCAGCGGCATACGAGAATTTTTTGTATTTTCAATATTATCTTTAATAATTCTACTCATAATTTCTTGATCTTCAATATCAGTATTATATAGCAGGTCGTTATATTGTACGCTGCCTCTCATGTACCAGCATATTCTATATGCGCTATCCTTGATTGTTTTTATTTCATTTTCCATTTCTTTGGCTAACGATAGGATAGCATCGTTATTTAAAGTCGTTAGCCTGTTGCGAAAAAATCTGATGCGTCTAAGCTAACTTTTAATTTACTTTCGTGTTTACACTTTTCGCAAGTAACATCTTCAGTTGGTACTTGCCAAACGGTTGTGTTATGTTCAATAACTTCTTTTATTTTTGTAAAATATTTTACATCATTTTCATTCATAAACTCAATTATTTCATTGGTATTGCTTTCTTTTTGTCCGTCAACTTCTACAGATTCAATTTGTCTAAACAAAGTCATTACGGTTAGTTCATTAATTTTTTGAACAATGCTTTGAACAAATTTTTCTTTTTCAGTTTCATCTTTGATATTAGCACTTTCTTGAGAAACTGCACGTTGATAAGCTACACTTGTTTTTTGAATGTCTGTCCATTCTTCGTATGTTAATGGACGTAAATTAAAAATAAAGTCATCAATTTGAACACGATCTTTATACTCTAATGTATGGAAAAAATCTAAATAATTTCTTAAATTAATTTCATAAGCATTATCTTCACCGCATCTTATACAATTTTTATGTACGGTCATTGTTTCACCGTAAGTTGCCATTCTAATACCAAGTAATAATGTATCGATGTCTAATACTCTAAGTTTCATTGGATTTAAAATAGATGGAACACAACTGCGTATGTTACTAGCTGTGGCTTCTCCGTTTACTAATGCATCAGGAGTTTTAAACAATATTTCATCGCTGGCAGTCATACTATAAACTGCTAGATCAGAAACAACACCGTTAGAGACAATCGACTCATTATACCATTTTCCGTTACTAGGTAAGTTTATAAAAAGTTTAGGTTGTCTACGGTATTTTTTTAAAGGACTTTCTTCGTTTGTCATACCGGTTTTCCTATTAGGTAAATACTATAGCATATTTATTGTTGTATTAACTAGGAGTTTAATGATTTGGCAGAAGAAAGCATTTTAAATTTAGAACGCTTTACAAACGTACTGCAAGGCACAACACAGACTGCTGTTGGCTTAGGCGGTGCGCTTCTCACTGGCCAACAAAATATGAGTGCCTACAGCACTGCATTATCTACAACTACAGATGCCTTAGGAGGCATGGGTAAAACACTTGGTAAAGTTGTAAATGGTTTAGTGCAGTTTGCTGAAACAAGTTTAAAAGAATATCAAGACCTAAGTGCTATTGGTGCAACCTTTGGCAAAGAAATGGTTGACATTAAAGTTGCTGCTGCTGAAATGGGAATGAGTGTTCAAGAAATGACTACATTCCTTGGTCAAAACAACAAGTCTTTACGTGCATTTGGTGGTACAACTGATATGGCTATAAGCCGTTTTAGAGAGTTGAACAACCTTGTTTTAAACACACAAGAATTAGGAACTGAGCTAAGAAAATTAGGTTATACTACAACTGACATTGCAGAAGGATTAGCATTATACGGTGAAATAAGCGATTCAAATGCAAGATCTGATCGCAGGAGCACAGCAGAGCAAGCGGCTAGTGCTAAAGAGTTTATGGTACAGCTTGACGGACTAGCAAAACTTACAGGTAAGCAAAGAGAACAAATTGCTGACGAAATGAAAGAACGCAGACGTGCAGGTGACATAAATGCATTTTTAATGGGCAAGTCAGAAGAAGACCAAGCAGCATTTACTGCACAACTTGCTGAAATCCAAGCAAAGTTAGGTAAAGATGCAGCAGACGCATTTGTTGACTTAACATTACGAGGTGCTCCTACTACAGAACAAACTAGAGGTGCCTTACTTGCAATGGGTGGTGGTGCTGAAGAATTGTATGCAGCCGCAAGTGCATTTAATAGCGGTAACATTGATCAATTTGCAAATTCAATAGATGCAGCAACAGCAAGTGCAATGGAATATCAACGCAGTGAAGATTTTAGAAATACTGCGGTTTTAGGTGGATTAAGCACCGTGTCAAACGCATTTAGTAATGCAAGTGCAGCAAGTTACGATTATGCAAATACACTTGAAGGTGCAGCAGAACCTGGCGAAACTGCTGCTCAAACGCAAGCACGATTACAAAATCAAATTTTAGATGAACAATATGTTCAAATGAAAACTACCACAGGTATTTTAGATGAAACTATTAGAACACAAGAAGCATTGCGTGATCTAAGTGTTACTGCTATGGAAACGGTAATGCCTCGTTTAGAAGATGTTGCAATGGCTGGTTTAGAAAAATTTAGAGCAGCTATTCCAAGTTCTGATGAAATTGCACAAAAACTTGCAGGTGCTGTAGACGGATTATTTGATATGGCTAGATTAGCTGATAGAGAATCTAGAGATCCTATGAATGTAGTAGTAGATGGACAACAAGACTTAAGTCAAGAAAGCACACAACAAGAAGTTGCACAAAGTTTAGGTGCAGAAATAGAAGATTCTAAAGAACGTGATAGTGAAACACAAGCTGCAATACAAAAAGCACAAGAAGCTGTTGAAGACGCAAAAGTTGCAGTGTCTGACGCAGAAATTCGTGTAAATGAATTACAAGAACAAAAAGCTAATATGTTAGCAACTGGTTTGCAAGAAACTGATGGTGCAGTTGTAGGTGTTTCGCAGCAGTTAGCTGAAGCAGAAGCAAAACTACAAGCAGCTATTAGAGAACAAGCACAAGCAAGTGCTGTTGCCGCTAGTCATAGATTAGGTTTAGGTGGTAAACTTTTCCGTGGAGGTAGAGCAGAAGGTGGACCTATTGGTGCTAATGAATTTGCTATGGTCGGTGAAGCAGGTCCTGAATTTATTAGCGGACCAGCAAATGTAATGAGTGCAAAAACAAGTATGGGCGTAATGCAGAATTTAATGAAAACAATTCGCAACGTTGAAAGCACCGTTCAAGAAAGCAATAATAATGTAGCACAACAGATAAGTACTAATGCATATAGTGGTAATGCTGAATTAGGTACAAAAATGGATAAAATGATTGAGATTTTAAATCAATTAGTGTTTATTGAGGGCAACGCTGTTACCACACAACAAAGAACATACAGAGCTACCAAAGGCTTACAAAGTAACATGATGAGAGGTTTATAAATGAGTTGGAAAAAATATTTTACTCCAGTTCCAACTGCTGACAATAGAAATGGCAGTTATTCGCCATTTTCTATGCGAGGTGCAGGTAACGTAGGTCCTGCTGCTGCAAATTATTCTTCTCATTTGCCTGACGTATATGTAGGGTCTCCAAATCGTATTGAACGTTATAATCAATACAATACAATGGATAGCGATAGTGAAGTTAATGCTGCACTAGATATTCTTGCTGAGTTTTGTTCACAAAAAAACAAACAAAACGATACACATTTTGAAATTGATTTTAAAGGATCGCCTACTAACAGCGAAGTACAAGTTATAGGGCAATATCTAAAGCAATGGTGTAAATTAAATCAATTTGAAACACGTATGTTTAGAACAATACGTAATGCATTTAAATATGGCGACCAATTTTTTATTAGAGATCCACAGACACAAAAATGGTATCACGTTGATCCTAGTCAAGTAACAAAAATTATTGTTAACGAAAGCGAAGGAAAAAAGCCTGAGCAGTATGTTGTTAAAAATTTAAATTTTGCATTTGAAGCACTAGAAGCAACACCTTTAAACACAACTAATAGTTACGGACCTGGAGGAACAAGTCCAGGATATCAAACGGTTACAAAACAAAGCCAAACAGGTAATCATACACCAAGTGGTAACACAAGTAGATTTGCACAAGAACATGATGAAACTTATGTAGATGCAAATCATGTTGTACATTTGTCAATGAGTGAAGGACTTGATCAAAACTTTCCATTTGGTAATTCACTATTAGAAAGTATTTTTAAAGTATACAAACAAAAAGAATTATTAGAAGATGCGATTATTATCTATCGTGTACAACGTGCGCCAGAGCGCAGAGTATTCTACGTTGATGTGGGTAACATGCCTTCACACCTTGCTATGCAATTTGTGGAGCGTGTAAAAACGGAAATACACCAAAGACGTATCCCATCCAAGACAGGTGGTGGCACAAATGTTATAGACTCAAGTTATAATCCTCTGTCAATCAACGAAGATTACTTCTTTCCACAAACTGCTGAAGGGCGTGGCTCAAAAGTTGAAACACTTCCGGGTGGTACCAACTTAGGAGAAATTGATGACCTTAGATACTTTACTAATAAGTTGGTACGCGGCTTACGTATCCCAAGTTCGTACTTACCAACTGGAGCAGATGACGGTGCTTCACAATACAATGATGGACGTGTGGGTACTGCCTATATTCAAGAACTTCGCTTTAACAAATACTGCGAACGTTTGCAATCCATGGTTGAAGAAGTATTCAACAAAGAGTTCAAACTATTCTTAGGTTCAAAAGGTGCAAATATTGATTTTGCAATGTTTGACTTAAGGTTAACACCACCACAAAACTTTGCAGCATATAGACAAGCAGAACTTGATAACAACAGAATAGGAACGTTTACGCAAATGGCAGGTATACCTTATATCTCAAATAGATTTGCTATGCAACGTTTCTTAGGATTAAGTGCAGAAGAGATTGCAGAAAACGAACGTTTGTGGAGAGAAGAGAACGACGAAAATCTAGTAGATCTAGTTAACGATGACATGGCAGGTGAAATGCGTGGTGCAGGCCTTAGCGGTGCTGACCTTGCAGGAGACCTAGGTGGTATGGAAACTGATCTAGAAGGAGACTTAGGTGGTATTGATGGCGGAACAGGCGAACCACCAGAAACAAATACTGGCAACGATTTAGGCGGAACACCAGCACCTACTGAAACGGCACAAACTATATAAATAATAATATGATACTACGAGAACTATATTACTTCGATAAAGATACAATGGAACCAGTTGAGGACGAAACATACGATCCGCAAGACGACCAAAGTGTGATTAAAGTTGATGATACAAGAAAAAGTAGACTAACATTAAAAGATATAAACAAAGCCCGCAAAGCCAGTGATGCACATAGAAAAGAGTCAATGAAAGATCTAAACTACATTAGACAAATGTACGGATTAGCAGCTCAAGCAGCACTTGGCGGAGGCGTATGATAAAAAGAGCATTTGTTTTAGGTAACGGTGTCAGCAGAAAAAAAATCCATCCAAACTACTTAAAGGAAATAGGCAAAGTCTATGGATGTAATGCCTTGTATAGAGAATTTGCTCCTGATCATTTAGTTTGTGTAGACACTAAAATGATTATAGAATTATCTCAAACTGAATATTACAAAAATAATAGTGTTTGGAGTAATTCAAATAAAGTTACAAAAGGTTTACCTCAAATTAATATTATGAATCCAAACAAAGGATGGAGTAGTGGACCTACTGCATTACTTTTAGCTAGTCAACATTCATATGACGAAATTTACATTTTAGGTTTTGATTATGAAGGAATTGGAAAAGATAAGCAATTTGTTAATAACATATATGCTGGATCGCAAAATTATAAAAGAACAGAAGACAGAGCAACTTATTTTGGAAATTGGACAAGACAAACTATGATGTGTATAAATCAGTTTCCAAAAACTAAATACTATCGAATAATAGAAAATGAAGGATTTATACCAGATCATTTAAAAGATTTACCCAATCTAACACATATAGATGTTGAAAATTTTGTAGAAAAATTCAACATCACCACTTCAATACACTAAAATACGCTGTTTTGATACCATTTTAAGCGTATATTTTCAATTATGTGTAAATATAACTGACAGCCTTGTAAAGATATATAAAGGAGATTAACATGACTGATCGCAATAAGTTTGAAGAAATGCTTGAGCGTCTTGTCAACGAAGACAGAGAAGGTGCAGAAGCATTGTTCCACGAAATCGTGGTAGAAAAATCAAGAGATATTTACGAATCACTACTTGAAGATGAAGAAGAAGTAGAAGAAACAACTGATGAAGAAGTTGATGAAGCTACAGATGAAGAAGTAGATGAATCAGAAGAAGACCTAGACGAAGCAACTGATGAAGAAGTAGACGAAGCTGCTGATGAAGATTTAGATGAATCTGATGAAGAAGTTGAAGAAATGTTTGATGTTGCAGAAGGTGACCCAGTAGACGACATGATGGGCGACATTGCAATGGACGGTGGCGACGACATGGATATGGAACCAGAAATGGGTGACGACGACATGGGTATGGGTGACGAAGAAGGCGATGTAGAAGATCGTGTTGCTGACCTAGAAGACGAATTAGAAGCTCTAAAAGCAGAATTTGAAGCTATGATGGGCGACGAAGAGCCAGGTGATGAAGAGCCAGGTGATGAAATGCCAATGGACATGGATTCAGAAGAAGGCGACGACGAAGAAGAAGCCGAAGAAGAATCATATGCTTTTGAAGACGAAGAAGTAGATGAAGCAGCTGACGAAGAAGTTGAAGAGTCAAAATCAGCAAAATCACATGCAGAGATTATGCGTGAATACACAGATAAAGTGTCAGCAACAATGGGTGACAATGGCGCAAATGCAAAATCACCAGTAGCAAAGCCAAACAACATGGGCGGCACATCAGCAAACATCGCAAAAGGCGGTTCAGCTGACGAAAGCGGTACAGGTGCAAGTGCTCCAAAAGAAGATAACGCTGGTAACGTAAACGTTCCTGGCGCGAAAGGTGCTACTAAGTTAGCATCACAACCTGGCCACGGCGCTGAGAAAAAGGGCAAGCCAGAGACAGCCGATAAAGGTGCAGGTTCACCTCTAAACGGTGCTCCAAAAAGAGCGAAGTAAGGACTGAC